TGAAGGCGGTCAGTTTGAAGAAAGACAGCCTTATGTTTTTGGGTCATTGGTACGACAACTTTCCAAAGGTGCTAAATCATTATTGGGTAAAAAGAAAAAAACTAAAGAAGAACTAAAAGCACTAGAAGAAGATTTAAAAAGAAATCCAGACATAGACCCAGACAATTATGATTCATTACTCGATGCAAGATATTTTGATGACTATGACCCTGATAAGATGATAGTAATATCTTTTGATGGCGAAGATATATCTTTAGGACAAGCTAAAGAAAAACTTGCAAGAATGCGAGAAGAACTAGAAATGTTTCGTGAAAATCAAATAGATAGCAGAAATGCAGATAAAGAAAAATTTTTAGAAGACGAAATAATGGACCTTACACTAGAAATAGAAGAAGCTGAACTGGTAAACAGAGGAGATTTTAATGCAGGAGGTTTATTAGAAAGTGATGATAGCCGTTATGGTATGAACGAAGGTGGCGAAATGGAAGAAGAAAATGAAATGCTACCTGACGAAGAAATGGAACAAAACTTTATAGACTTTGTAGTAGGCGAAGCCCTATCAGATGAAGAAAAGTCTATGTTAGAAGAACAACTAGAAGCTAACCCTGAGTTGAGTGTAGTATTCGACAAAGTGGTAGAGAAAGCTTCCGAGTTTACTGGAGCCGGTCCTGTTGAAGGTCCGGGGACAGGCACTTCAGATGATATACCTGCTAGGTTATCAGATGGAGAATTTGTCTTTACTGCGAAAGCAGTTGAGCAGTTAGGTGCCGACAATCTCATGCAAATGATGAAAGATGCCGAAGCTGCTTATGACGAAGAAAGAGTCGGCTACGCAAACGGAGACTATGTTCAACGTTTAGATGGTGAGCAAGAAGTCATGAATAACGACAAAAAGGTAACTGTTGAATACAACGTTAACCCAGCTGGTAAGACAAACGATAGTTTGTTAAACCGTTATGATGCTGGAATAATGGCTGAAGATGAAACAGACCGTTTAGTCAAAAGTTCTATGATTGAAGGCAAACCATATGTGCGTAGCTAATATTAACCGAAAGGCGACCTTTGCAAGACAAGCCCTGCCCGTACAGCAGCTACCTTGTAATATTTGCTAAGCCCTGAATAGGAGAAAAAGATGGCTAAAGAAGAAAAAGCGAACCCGTATAATGCGGATAAAAGTTGGCACAAAGTAGAAGAAAAAGTTTTTGTTGATTCAAACAACTTATTCTTTAATGACCCAGATGCAGAACCTCAAGAGGTAGAAGCAGAAGGAGTTAACGAAGAGCAAGAAGTTAAAGAAACAAAAACTAAAGATAAACCCTACAAGCGACCCGACTATAAAAAACGTTATGATGACTTGAAGAGACATTATGATAGTAAGCTCAATGAGTTTAAACAGAGAGAGCTAGAGTTATTAGACCAAGCCCGTGAGGGACAACCTAAATACACTCCACCTAAATCTGCAGAAGAACTAGCTGAGTTTAAAGAAAAATATCCTGATGTTTATGATGTTGTAGAAACTGTTGCTAATATGCAAAGCGAAAGCAAAGCAAGACAGCTTGAAGAAAAAATTAAACTTCTTCAATCTAGAGAGCAAGAGTTAATAAGAATAGATGCTGAGAAAGCTCTTAAATCAAGACATCCTGATTTTGATGATATCAGAAACAGTGATGATTTTCATGATTGGGCTAAATCTCAACCTGAGTCAATACAAGATTGGATTTATAAAAATTCAAGTGACCCAGAAGCAGCTAGTCGTGCAATAGATTTATTTAAGTCTGACATGGGTGTACAAAGCAATCCGAAAAAGTCATCGGCAGGTTCTAAACGAAAAACTTCAGCGGCTGACATGGTGTCCGCAAAGACAACCAGTGTTGAGCCACAACAAGCTAAAGTTTGGACCGAAAAGGAGATTCTAGCTTTATCTCCAGCTGAGTTTGATAGACTTGAAAAAGAAATCGACAAGGCTTGGGAAGAAGGTAGAATCAGTAGATAAACTTTTATATTAACCCAAGGAGTAAAAAATGGCACAGTATTTTGAACCAAGTCCAGATACAAATGCAAACTTTGGTAACTCCGTTAGTGGTCAGAATAATAGTTTCTTCCTGCCTTCCATATATTCTGCTAAAGTTTTAAACTTTTTCAGAAAGGCATCAGTGGTAGAAGCTATTACAAATACTGACTACTCCGGAGAAATCAGCAATTATGGTGATTCTGTTAAAATTATCAAAGAGCCAGTAATCTCAGTGTACGACTACACAAGAGGTTCTGACACAACTCAAACCAAGCTAACAGACGAAGAGCTAACACTCGTAGTCGATTCAGCTAAAGCTTTCAAATTCATCGTTGATGATATTGAAAGAGATATGTCTCACGTCAACTTTAAAGAAGTTGCAACATCTTCAGCAGCTTATGCTCTAAGAGATTCTTTCGATGCAGCAGTTATCGAATCAATGTTCTCAGGTGTTTCTTCTTCTTCACCAGACCATGTACTTGGTGCAGACTCAGCAACAAAATTAGGTGCTGACGTTTACGATGGTGCAGGTTCTATTGACTTAGGTGTATCTAGTGAAACAGACCCATTAAACGTACTTGCAAGAATGGCAAGACTATTAGATGATGCTAATGTTCCTGAAGAAGGAAGATGGTTTGTAGCTTCTCCAGAATTTTATGAGCAGCTATCACAATCCAGCTCAAAACTTCTTTCTGTTGACTTCAACGCAGGACAAGGCTCAATCAGAAATGGTCTAGTATCTAGCGGTAAGTTAAGAGGTTTCAACATGTACAAATCTAATAACATTGCAGCTGTTTCAAATGCTACAGGAAAATGTCTAGCTGGACATATTTCTTCAACAGCAACAGCTCAAACAATCATCTCAACTGAAGTCCTAAGAGACCCAAGTTCATTTGGTGATATTGTTAGAGGCTTACATGTATATGGAGCAAAAGTATTGAGAGACGATGCATTAGTATCAGCTTTCTACACTATTGACTAATTATAGTCGCGGGGGAGTCTTCGGACTCCTCCACTTTTAAGGAATAATAATGAAAAAAGAAAAAAGAGAAATGTATTATGGTGGCGGCATGAAGCAAAGAAAACCATATGTTCATGGCGGTAAAGCACATAAATCAATTCAAGACATGGAAAAAGCCTGTAATAAAATGGTAGGTTACAATACCATGGATATGAAAGGCGATAAGTAATGAAGGTCCAAGCACCTAAAGGATATCACTGGATGAAGTCTGGTCAATCCTACAAGCTTATGAAAGACCCTAAAGATGGTTATAAACCACACAAGGGTGCAACGAAATCCGCAAACTTTAAAATACAAAAAATACATAAGAAATAATGGCAGTAACATACTTAGACATAACAAACGAACTTTTAAGAGAACTTAATGAAATACCACTAACCTCTGCTAACTTTGGTAATGCAATAGGTATTCAACAGTTTGTTAAAGATACTGTCAATCGAGGTATCTTTGACATTGCAAATGAAGAACCTCAACTACCTTTCTTTGCTACTGGCTTAAGCGGAGCTTCAGACCCTTTTTATGGGAATGTTACAGTAGAAACCGTAGCAGGAACGAGGTGGTATTTATTAAAAACAGGAAGTGCTAGTCTTCAAGCTGATTATGCAGCTGTTGATTGGGATGACTTCTACTTAACAACAATTAATGTCTCTGGTGAATCAGCACCTTATGTTTCACAAGGTTTAAAATTTTTAAGCCTCGCTGATTGGAAAAGATATTACAGGGACCAAGAAAACGCAGATGATGCCGGTGACCAACAATATGGCGAACCTCGTTATGTTATTAAATCACCAGATGCTAGAAAGTTTGGGTTAAGCCCAATACCAGATAAAGTATATAATATTCATTTTTATGCTTACGATAGACCTACAGCTTTATCGGCATATACAGATACCATACCTTTACCTGACCAGTTTAAAAACGTACTTCTAGCACGAATGAGATATTATGTGTGGCAGTTTAAAGAAAGCCCACAACAAGCAGCCTTTGCTTTAGAGGACTATAAAAAAGGCATGAAATACATGAAGTCTGACTTATTAAATCCTCAACCAAAGTATATGTCAGACGATAGATATTACTTTTAATTATGGCACGTTCACAACCTTATACAGTGGCTTGTGCTGGAGGCTTAGTAAACTCTGCAAACTCAATAGACTTACTAAGATTTCCCGGTGTAGCTACAGAGTTACAAAACTTTGAAGTCTCAATAGAAGGAGGCTACAGAAGAATAAATGGATTTGCTAAGTTTGGTGGTGCTAGTGCAACACAACCAACTGGTAGTGATGACAACATTGAAGGAATATTTCCTTATGCCGATGGAGTTATTGCTTGTGCAGGTAATCAAATATTTTTTAGTAATGATGGTATTAACTGGCTTATTATAAATAAATTATCAGCAGGAGGTGGAGATGACTATACTACTTTTGTTGGTAAAAGTGAAGTAACACTAACCAATCAAGGACAATGCAGCTTTGCAGTTTTTGAAGGTCCAGACTATGATTATGGTGAAGTTATTATTGCAGATGGTGGTAATTTACCTTTTTCTTTTCGTATGGAAGGAACAGGTGCTTTAACAACCAGAACATTTTATACTCAACAAATTACAGTAGATAGTACTAATGCAGTTAAATATATTACCATACACGACCATCACTTAATAGCTGCAGGAGTAGAAAATAATTTAAATACTGTTTATTATAGTGTTGATAATGACCCCGACAATTTTACAGGTTCAGGTGCTGGTTCATTAGTTATATCAGACCAGATTGTAGGTATTAGAGGATTTAGGGAAGACCTATTTATATTTTGTGAAAACAGCATTCATAAATTAATAAATATAAACGACTCTCAAACTATAGCAGTTGTTCCCGTAGCAGAAAATGTTGGATGTTTAAGTGGCTATAGCATACAAGAAATTGGTGGTGACTTATTATTTTTAGCACCAGATGGCTTTAGAACAGTTGCTGGTACTGCAAGAATCGGGGACGTTGAGTTAGGAACAATTAGTAAAGCAATTCAACCAACAGTTACAGAAATTGCTAAACGAATTTCAGAATTTAGAATAACAAGTTTAGTTATTCGAGAAAAGTCTCAGTATAGACTTTTTTATACTAAGATTGGCACAGCAAGAGCTGTACAAGATGGTATAATAGGAACATTAAGACCAAATGGTTTTGAATGGTCAGAAACCAGAGGTATTGAAGTTACAGATATAAACTCTAACTTTAATAACGAAGGTACTGAAGTTTACTATCATGGTGATACTTCTGGATATGTTTATGTACATGATTCAGGAAATGACTTTGATGGTGCTGATATTTTGGCACGATACAGTACACCGGATTATGATTATGGTGACTTAGGAACTTTAAAAACTTTACATTTTATAAAAGTTTCAGTAAGTAATGAAGGTATTGTGGAACCAGCCTTAAGATATGCTTTTGATTATGGTGACCCCAATACTGCTCAATTTACAAGTTCTATTTCATTAGGAACACTTAATCCAGCATCTATATTTGGTGAAGCGGTATTTGGTTTAAATAAGTTTGGTGCTGTTTCTTCTCCTTTAGTAAGATTACCTTTACAAGGCAGCGGACACAGTAACAACTTTACTTTTCAAACACAAGATAATAAAGCACCTTATACAATAAACGGATTTTATATAGATTATATACCATCAGGAAGGAGATAAAAATTATGGCAGGTTATACACGACAGAGTAGTTTTGTAGATGGCGATACCATCACAGCAGCAATATTTAATGACGAATTTAATCAGTTATTAAATGCATTTAACAATAGTACTGGTCACAAACACGATGGCACTACAGCCGAAGGACCAGTAATAGCATTGATTGGAGACT